AACGTTGAACTGTCTGACATAGAAAATCCCTACTACGGTGGGCCTGAACCATGGCTATACAGTTTAGCGTATCAACAATTCACTCCAGAAGAGATTAGCAACGGTACAGCAGTTGAGATACTAATGGACAAAGAAATACTATGAAGATAGAGAAAGTAAACGGCTTTTGGGTTCCTAGCAATGACATACACCTAGAGGACTGGAAGTCGGGCAAACCATTCACACAAAATAAGTGTTTGAATAAGTTTTTATGGTATTGCGAATCACAGGGTAAAAAAATGAGGACTGTTATAGATGTGGGTGCATGGTGTGGTACATGGGCCAAAGCAATTGAGCCGTTTGCCAAAAAAGTGGTTGCATTTGAGCCCGACAAAACACACTTCGAATGTTTGCAAAAGAATTGCACGTCAAACTGTGATCCCAAGATGGAAGCAGTTGGTTCTGAAATAAAAACAATAGCACTGACCGAAGATGATTTTACACAGGCAAAAAGGGTAGATAAGCAAGGAAACATTAGAATGACCACCTTGGATCATTTGACTTACCAAGATGTTGATATGATAAAGATTGATGTGGAAGGATACGAAATGGAAGTATTGAAAGGTGCAACAAAAACTTTAGAAACTGTAAAATATTTGATGGTAGAATTAAACAATAACACCAAAAAGTATGGCAGTAGTAACATTGAAATTGAAAAGTACCTACAGTCACTAGGCTTCAAGGTACTAATGGAACACTGGCCAGACAAAGTTTTTTACCGCTCATAACTTAAATTAAATACTCAAAATGAAAATTTTTATAACAGGTGTAGCAGGTTTTTTAGGTTCCCATCTAGCAGATTTAATGATATCAGAAGGTCATACAGTGGCCGGTAATGATAACATGATTGGTGGATACACAGACAATGTCCCCCAAAATGTAGAGTTCCATCAAGTGGATTGTTGCGATTTAGAAAACATGACCAAAGCGATGGAAGGCTGTGACATAGTGTATCACACTGCCGCAACGGCATATGAAGGACTGTCAGTTTTCTCTCCTGTGCTTGTTACGAGAAATATATTTGAAGCATCAGTTACAACTATCACAGCGGCCATAAGAAACAAAGTCAAACGTATTGTGTATTGTTCAAGCATGGCAAGGTACGGTCATCATGATGAGATGCCTTACAAAGAAACCTACGAATGTCGTCCCCAAGATCCATACGGTATTGCAAAGAAAGCCGGAGAAGATGTGCTTAAAAATTTATGTGAAACACACGGAGTCGAGTATGTGATCGCTGTGCCACACAACATTGTTGGACCAAGACAGAAGTATGATGATCCATTTAGAAATGTTATGTCTATAATGTTGAACAGAATGTTACAGGGTAAGCAACCAATCATATACGGAGATGGCAAACAGCAAAGATGTTTCAGTTACATAGATGATTGTTTGTATTGTTTGAATGCACTTGCGTTCCGAGACAATGTTGTTGGTGAAGTAATCAACATAGGGCCAGACGAAGAACCCATAACAATCAACGAGTTAGCGGAGGCATGTGCTAACGAAACAGGACTTAACTTAGATCCAATACATCACAAAGACAGACCCAAAGAAGTCAAACTGGCAGTGTGTTCATCAGACAAAGCAAGAGACTTGTTAGGTTACAACACAGCAACCAATATGCGACAGTCAGTCAAAAAGACAGCAGAATACATTAGAACCAGAGGCACAAAGAAATTTCAATATCATTTGCCATTAGAAATTATAAACGAACAAACACCGGATACTTGGAAGAAGAAATTGATATGATTTCTTTTTGTTGTCCATCAAGAGGCAGACCTGAACTGGCAAAAAGATTGGTTGATACTGCCACTGCAACACAAAGACACGACACAGAATTTTTATTTTATCTCAATGACGATGATGAGAAACTAGAAGAGTACAAAGATTTACTAGACGAAAAACATTATACTGTTGGACCAAATCAATCCACTTGTTACAGTTGGAACCTAATGGCAGAGAAAGCGTCTCATGATATTGTAATGCTTATGGGCGACGATGTACAAGTGCAAACGCAGGATTGGGATCATTTGATTGCAGACGAATTCAATAGATATGAGGATAAAATCCTTATGGTAGTGCCAAGTGATGGTAGAAGGAAGGGTAATAAAAATGCAGGCACAGAAACAAAACTCTGGCCAGATGAACCGTTACCAGCGGCACACTTTGCCGTACATAAACATTGGATCAATACGTTAGGATATCTAGCACCTCCGTTCTTTTGGCATTGGCATGTAGATACCTACACACAGAAAGTTGCACGAAAGTTGGGTAGATGTCTTTACCTGCCAACAGTCACGTTCAAGGCAAAAAAAATAATGGATGACAATGCCGCGAAGCAAATACGTAAAAATTTCAATATAAATTACAGGGATAACTTTGTCTGGACAAAAGTAAGGGATAGACACCTACAGGCAGATGTCAATATATTAAAAGAAAAAATTATCGTTTCTTCCTAAAAGAAATTATTTTTGAACGAGCATTAACAAGAAATATATTCAGTGTTATTCGTTGTTGTGTCTGGTCACTTTCATAACTGTGCCATGTTTTATCCTGCTGTCCACAAAATATAAAACTATTATTAGGTTTCCATTTTGCCTCTTTTACAAAAGCATTTTTGTCCTGTTCAGTATACATTTTTGTCCCAACATTCTCTTCAGGTGTGATGTATGTTACACTACTCCATATTTTTTCAAGCCCTTCCATGTGTATGTAGAATTTATAAGGCAAAGGCGGAGTGATAGAAATATGGCAATTAACATCTAGTTTATCATACCATCTATGATTGGGATATTGTTCACACAACGCTCTTGCATTATTCAAACATTTTTGGCTGATATCATATAGTTGATCATAGAATGTAATCTTATGTTCTTTGAAATCATATGGATGTATCGCAACCAGTTTGTCTTTAGGCACATTGATGCCACGACACTGATCCTGCAGTTTAAGAAATTCATCTTGTGGCAACGTATCTTCAATGTATTGATGAGGCCATGGATCATTTATCGTTTTGCTGTCTAAACATTTATTTAAAAAGTGCTCTCCAATCATTGCATACTGCCTATCCTGTTTATTGTGTCCTGTTGCACGGAATTGAGTCTTGATTCCATTGCAGGTGTCCATTTGTGGTTAAACTTTGCCCTACTACAAGTATTACATATTAAATTCTTTTTGGCTTCAGAATATTTTTTATCGTATATTATCTTATGTTCCTTTTGCATGTTTCTCCATGCACCCTCGATGCCAATTTCAAAAATATTTCCATAGTTTGTTTTTCCTTCTGCGTCATCACAACACAAAACCGCTTGCCCGTTTACCAACACTTCCATTTTCCTCAATATACGACCGGAGCCCATGGCACATCCTTGCATGTAATTTTTTGCATCAATTACAGCGTTGTAGGGTTTGGTCCAGTCTCCATCTCCATCTCCCATTCTGTTTTCAACCCAATTTCTTTTTGACTTTACCCTACCCAGTATTGCATTTTGATATTCAGCGATGGTGGAACCGCTGGCAGTGGATGATTGGTCTTTGTGTTTGATACCAATGGCAATTCTCTTAGACAGTTGAGGATAGTTTTCTTTAACGAAGTGTAAACTTTTAAGTGTCTTGTCTTTTTTGATCTGCATAAACTTCCATAGTTCCTCTGCTGTGTGTCCAATAACGCTCATATGAACATTGCCTATTAGGTGTATGTATTTGCTTAGAATCTCACATTGTTTCTTGGTAAACGATACCCCATTAGTGCAAATGCCCACTTTGATCTTGTAATGATCGCACAGTTCCATGATGTATTCTAGGTTAGGTTGCACAAGTGGATCACTGTACCTCCATGGACTCACTGCACATGTGTAATCCTTTACCTTGTACTTCTTGATCAGAGAGCCATAATCATGTAACAGCGTTCCTAATTGTTCTTTGGTCATAAGTTGGCCGTGATATGTTTTATCTTTACTAAGCGTGGTATATGGACAACAATAGCATTTTGCGTTACACAAGTTGATTGGTTCGAATGCGATTGATGTGGGTAATGGAATCTCTCTATACATTATTCTTTCACCATTATGTAATCTTGATTGAAAACTTTGTCAATGCCTTTACACTTATAACCCCAAGATTCTAAAAGTTGCTGTGGAAAACTGTTGCCTCTGTTTTGTTCTATTACAATCACAGGACTGTACTTTGTTATGGTTTGCTCTGAACCTTTTAGTGCTTTCAGTTCATAGCCCTCGATGTCGTATTTGATAAATGTGACATTTTCAAAATTAAATGAGTCTATAGTTGCCATTGGTACTGCAACATTGCCGTTATCTTTAATCCTGCCTACTTTATTGCTGGTTGTAAATGCTGTGCCTGTCTTCTCTCCAATTCCGCAAACATGATACGTGAACTTGCTCATGTCTATGACATTTTTTTCAAACATATTTTTCTTGTCTCTGAAATCAAAACAATGTATGTGTGTGAAATTGTTTTCCATTTCTCTTGCAAAACCTCCTTCTCTGCAACCAACATCTATGCCCATTCCTTTTCCTTTTATGTAAGGTCTGGCCATCTGAAATGTGTGATTCCACCCTTCGATCTTTTGGGGTATTTGTTCTGCTGATCCTAAGATATCAACTGTTCTCTTTTGCATATTCTGTTAACCATTTCTCCAAAGCAGGTCCATCTAATGGTTCTGGTGTCAGCCATTCTTGGACGCCGTGGGTGGACGCCCACCGGCCACTTGGTAGTTGATATGCATTATGTATTGGTTCTTCAACATGTCTACCAACCATATATCTCCGAGTACCAGGCCCGAATGGTTTGATTTCAGATTGCACTACAATCAGACCAAGATCGTCTATCCACTTTATCATTCTATTCATGTGTCCTGCCATAACTGTACTTATCTGTATTTTGAAGGGAGTGACTTATGCACTGAAAAGATTGATCAGTTCTTTCTTCCAGTCATCGCCATATTCACAATCTCGGTAACCATCAAACCATGGTCCGCCTTCTGTGTAGTGTAAAATTTTTGGGTGTCCATCGTTAGGTTCTTTGTACCAACCAACTAACCAGTTATATTCTAAAGGTAGATTACCAATCTCGTTGTCATCTAGCCAACTAAATCTATGTAGGAATTTTGCATCTTCTTTGTTTAAAAGATCCGGTGTTAGTATTTTGTTTTTTGCATGTTCGCAATTCCAAAGGACCATACTTGACCAATTCTTTCTTGGATACACAGTTTGTGTTTGCCCATCCATTTTTGTAGTTTCTTTGGGTGTGTAATCGTGCTGTACACAAACAACTGCCTTGCTTGGATCACAATATTTTACAAGTTCGTGGCTTGGTATTTTCCAAAGGAAGTCACAGTCACAGAACACTGCCCAACCTTTGAAGTCATTCATGTAAGGTACGAAGAATCTAGTGAACGTGAACTCTGTAGATGCCAACTTGTCCACAGGTCTAGTGTAGAGTCCTTGGTCTCGCATTTGTTTTTGCTTCAAAGGAATAACTTCTGCTGACTGATCTCTACGTTTGATGCTGTGCTCACATACCTGGTACGCTATGTCTTCTCTGCTGTCGTGCCCTACGTAGATTTTCATTTTCTTCCTGATAATAATTCGTGTATTTGTTTCCAATTACTTACACGGATCACATCTGGATGTTCGAAGTCTTGATTGTATGGATGGTCTATTAATATAGGCTTTAAACCGTATTTGAGCCCGGCTACAGCGTTCTTTGGCTTGTCCTCGACCCAATATAGCCCGGTGTCATGGAACTCGGATAATGCACTGTCTTTGTCAGCACCTGTGCCTAATATATGATAATTTGTGAACACATGATCACCGAATAGTTCTCCCATTCTTTTTTTACGTAATTGTTGTGCAGGTATGTCTGATGTTTGAGATGTTATAGGAATGAATGTCCACCCTTCTGCCGCTAATAATTTTACCCATGTCTGTGATTCCAACATAGGCCTCTGTGTTCCCATCCAAGCACTCCTGTTGAATTCTCTGATCAGTTTCCTTATCTCGTCTTTCGTGACATCGAAACGTTCAGCCATCTCGTATGTGTTCTGTTTATCTGGAAGTAATCTGTGAGGGTGATACCTTGCACCCCTTTCATCGAAGAGTGTTCTTTGTAGCATCCACTTGGAGAAATGGTGTTCCCATTCCAGCAGTACTCCGTCAACGTCTGTAAGTATTATTCTATTATTTGATATCGGCATCTTCCATTCCTGCTACTCTCAATTTTACAATGTTTGTTATCTGCCATTGTTTTTGATCCAGTCCTTTAGTTATGCCTAGCCATTGGTTCCTAATTAGTGCGAAGTCATTGATGATCTTGTCCATGTCGACGACATCGTCTTCACCGTCCACGTACTTCTCTGCGTCTCTACTTGATAACGCTCTGTTGTAATTTTCTAGATATTTCCTAAAAGTTTTTGATCTTAATCTACGTAATTCTATGTTTAGGTATTCTAGTATCGCTTCAAGTTGTTGCAGTTGGCTGAATCTTTCTTCCACTATACCCGGTAACGAGGCGCTGGCTCGTTCAAGGTTACCATATATCTTGCACTGCTTCTTGGCTTCCAACAACTCCTTGTCAAAGTAT